AACCATTAATATAGTTGGCAATGGTGTTGGTGCAACAGCTAGAGCAATTATGTCACCAAAGGGTGGGCATGGTAGAAATGCTGTAAAAGAATTGTATGCGTCAAATTTAATATTTTTCACCAATTTGAATGATGGTGATACCATAAATGGAACAGAAATAACCAATGATTACAGACAATATGGCTTACTGAAAAATCCAACAATATTTAATAGCACTTTGTTATACAACGAAAGACATGGAACAACCTGTTATACAGTTGGCGGAGATTTTGGTGGAATTATTTTTGCTCCAGATACCGTTCTAAGAATTATAAAAAGTTCAACAACATATTTGTTCCATGTTGTTGCATGTAAAACTAATTTAGCAATAATTATCCCATTATCTGGATATATTCCAGCCATTGGGGACACAATGGAAGATGCATCAAACCCATCTGATGATTTTGTTGTTTCATCAATAATTGAACCAGATGTGGACAAATATTCTGGTGATTTGATATATTTAAATAACCAATTACCTTTTTCACAATCATCTGGACAATCTATCAAATCTAGGACAGTAATTGGTTTCTAGTCATATAAATAGTTGACATATAATAACAATTTAGGATAACACCGTGGCAGATTTTTCAGTTGCACCATATTTTGACGATTTTGATGAAAATGCAAAATTTTTAAAAATTTTGTTCAGACCTGGATACGGTGTTCAGGCCAGAGAATTGACCCAAGCACAAACAATTCTTCAAAATCAAATTTCCAGATTTGGAAACCATATTTTCCGAGACGGAACCATGGTTATTCCAGGAAATATTGGAAACGATTTGGTAGAATATGTTAAACTAAACACAACAACATCTTTAGGCGACTTAACTACAACAATTATTTCACAATTAGATAATACTGTTGTAACTGGTAAAACTTCTGGCGTAAAAGCATTGGTCATACTTTCTTCTTTGGAAGAAGGTTCTGACCCAAATACATTATATGTAAAATATCTAAATTCTGGCACAACTTCTGTATTCATTAATGGAGAAGATTTGATTTCAGATGCAGAATTTCCAATTACTGTTACAGTTGCGGCAGCATCTGCCACAGGAACTGGAAGTATTGCAACAATTCAAAATGGTATATATTATATAAAAGGTAATTTTGTTCTAGTTGATAAACAAATTATCATATTGGACAAATACGCCTCTACACCATCATACAAAATTGGTCTTCAAATTTCAGAAGAAATCGTGACTCCAGAGGTTGATCAATCATTATATGATAATGCAATTGGTTCACCAAACCAATCTGCTCCTGGTGCCCATAGATACAAAATTGCCACAACATTAATAAAACTGCCAATTGACTCAACCAGTGATGCAGATTTTATTGAATTATTACGATTAATAGATAATGTTGTACAATTAAAAGTTACCAAAACTGACTATTCAGAATTGGAAAAAACATTTGCAAGAAGAACTTATGATGAATCTGGTGACTATCTTGTAAATGGATTTAACATTGAACTAAAAGAACATAGAAACAATGATCGTGGCGAAAGAACTTCATCAACTGCTTACCTGATTGGTGATATTATTACAGTTGGGGGGAATACTTATGTTGCCAAAAGTAATGGAACATCTGCAACATCTGCCCCAAGTTTTGGGACAACTTTTGCCCTAATTACTGATGGAACAGTAACTTGGCAATATGCCCCCAAACCTGCGTATAATAATGGATTAAATGTTTCTACAGGAAATGAGGCAAAATTTGTTGCAGCAATTTCTCCAGGTAAAGCCTATGTAAAAGGATTTGAATTAGAAAAATTCAATACCACTTATGTCGATATTGACAAATCAAGAACATTTAATAGATCAAACTCTGCAGTAATTGGCACAACTGTCGGAAATTATATCAAAGTTGAAAATTTATTTTGTATTCCTGATACCCTTGGCACAGATTTTCCAATAGTATCTCTATATAGTTTAAGGGTTTCTACACCTGGAACAGCAAATGGTTCCAAGATTGGTGAAGCTCGTGTTAGATGGATTGAAAAAGACGATGTAACCAATAGTTACAAAGTATTTTTGTTTGATATAAACATGAATGCTGGTAAAAATTTTGACAGACATGTTAAAAGTATTTACAAAGCAAATACTGCACCAATGGCGCATTTTACTGCAGATATTTTACCAGATTTGTATGAATTGAGTGGCTCTGTTTCATCCAATGCAACATCTGTTACCGGAACCGGTACAAAATTTTTAACAGAACTTGTTGCAGATGATTATGTTTCAATTTCTGGGCAAATTGCCAGAGTATCTGAAGCAGTTTCAAACAATAATACCTTAACAATAACTGGTGGGCCAACTGTTACAAATCCTGTGCCAATTTATTTGGTATATAATACATTATATGAACCAGATAATGCGAAGTTAATTTTTCCATTTCCTAATGAATATTTGCGGATGGTTAGGTCAGAAGATGATCTATCTTATGCAGATACTGTTATCAATAAAACAAAATATTTTCCAAGAAGACAGTCAACAGTTGGTGGAACAATAACCATAGATGTTGACAGCAGCTCAACAGATACATTTTTGCCGTATACGGCACAGAATTATACTGTTATCAACGATAATGGTACAATTGCATCTGGGTATACAGTATCTATTCCAAGTCCTTATACAAGTGCAACCATTTCTGGTTTAACTGCAAACACATATTATACAATTTTGGCCGGTGTCCGGCAAAAAGGGTTACAGGAAAAAACCAAAACATTGGTATTGGCAACATTAGATGTAACCACATTGGATGCAGTTAGTGCCCAACGGATATATTTGGTTCCAGATGTATATAAAGTATTAAGTATCAAACAGGCACCAGCATTTGGAACCATTAATGTGTCGAATGTTGCATCCCTAGATATATCTAATCAATTCATGTTAGATGATGGGCAAAGAGATACCCATTATGATGCAGGCTCTGTATATTTGGCAGCAAATGCTCCAAAACCAACTGGATCAATTAGAATTGAGTATGAATATTTTGACCATTCTGCAGGAGATTATTTCACTGTAGATTCTTACAAGAATGTTATTCCATACAATGAAATATTGCCATTGTTAAGAGATTCTATTGATTTTAGACCAAGAATTGAAGACAATAGAACTGGATATATTATTACAGATATTGGTATACCAAAACGTGGTTATACTGCTGAAGCAGATTATTCATTCTATAATGCAAAATGGGTCAATTTGGAATTGGATATGTATGGTAATTTTTTTGCTGTAGATGGTATCCCAAGTGTTGATCCACAAATTCCGCAAAATTCTAAAAATAGTATGCATATGGCACAGATGTATGTAGAGCCATACACATTATTTGCCAATGAAGAATCTATTGAAGTAACACCAATTGATAACAAACGATATACAATGCGTGATATTGGAAAATTGGAAAAACGAATTTCTAATATTGAATATTATACATCATTATCATTATTGGAACAAGAAACTAAATCTTTGTCCATTTTAGACAATAATGGATTAGACAGATTCAAAAATGGATTTTTGGTTGATTCTTTTGAGGGGCATGGTATTGGTAATACTGAATCAATTGATTATAAATGTGCAATAGATGCATCAAATCATGTTTTGCGCCCAATGTATAATATTGAGAACGTTGATTTGGTTGAGTACAACCAAAGATTAACTAATAATTATACTGTGACTGGCGATATAATTTCGTTGCCATATATTAATCAAGAATTTATTTCACAAAAATTTGCATCAAGAGTAGAAAATGTAAACCCATTTGCAGTGTTTACATTTATTGGTGTAATTGAAATGAAACCATCTTCTGACAATTGGTTTGAAACCACAGAATTGCCTGCAAATGTTATTTCCAAAGAAGGAAATTTTAAATCTATGTTGGCCACTGGTAGATTTGGCACATCATGGAACGCATGGAAAACAACTTGGGTTGGAACCCCAACTGTATCGGTGGTAACCGATAAAATAAAATTGCAGGAAAAGGGTGTTGGAAAAAAAGGATACAAAGCTTTTAACGAAAAATATGGTAAAGGTAAAATAAAATCAGACCATTTTGTTGCGGGAAAAACTGGTCAAAGAGAAGTTACAACTACCACAACATCTACCCAAACTGGTCAATCAAGAACTGGGTTAAAAACATCATTAGTAGCAAAAATTGATACACAAGAAATTGATAACAAATTGATTTCTACATCGATTATACCATATATGCGCAGCAGAAATGTATTAGTTGTTTCAAGAGGATTAAAGCCTTCTACACAATTTCATGCATTTTTTGATAATATCCCTGTTGATTCATATATTACACCAGCATCAAAATTAACTGTAACTAATATTTCAGGATTTGGTAGCACATTTGATTACAAAACAAATGTCGCCAATGATTCGGCAGTTTCTGCCAGAATGTTTGGCGGAAATGTTGATACATCTTTGACAACTGGTGATGTAATAACTGGTCAAAGTTCTGGCGCAACCGCGATTGTAGCATATTTTGAAACACCAAATGATATCAATACTTTGCACCTAGTCAATTTGAAAGGGACTTTCCAATTGGGTGAGATTGTTGTTGGATCAATCTCAAATTCTCGTGGAGTAATTACATCATCCACTGTTAACCAAATTGGCTCACCTATTGAGACAAATTTGAATGGTGATGTGGTTTTAGTATTCAATGTCCCAAATGATGAAAAACTAAAATTTAGAACTGGCAACCATGAGTTTAAATTAACCACAAGCGCAACAAATGGTTCAGATAGCACATCACAAGCTAGGGGAAGTTATTCTGCAACAGGGATTTTGAACACGAACCAAAAAACAATTTTGGCCACAAGAAATGCTCAAATTGTACAAGAAGCTGTATCAGAATCAAAAGTTGTAAACAATACTAGTGTTTCAGTAAAAGATACCGGATGGTATGACCCATTGGCTCAATCATTTTATGTTAGACAAAATGGTGGAGCATTTTTAACCAAAATTGATGTATATTTTGCATCAAAAGATGCCTCCATTCCTGTGCAATTAGAATTGCGAGAAATGGTTAATGGATATCCTGGTAAAAAAGTTTTACCAAATAGCAGAGTATTGTTATTGCCAGAAGATGTTAACATTTCTACAAATACTGTAACATTATCAGATGGTAGAATATATAATTCTCCAGAAATTTTAACAAGTTTTGAATTTGAATCTCCAATTTATGTTGCAGATAATACAGAATATTGTTTTGTATTGTTATCAGATAGCAACAATTATAATGTATGGATTTCACAACTTGGTGACAAAATGGTTGGTGGAGATAGATATATTTCTGAACAACCATATGCTGGAGTATTATTCAAATCGCAAAATGCATCAACTTGGACAGCGAATCAAGACCAAGATTTAACATTTGTGATACATAGAGCAAAATTTGATACCAATGTTGTTGGTAGTGTTAAATTTAACAATTTACCAAATACTGTAACAAATTTGACAGGAAATGTGTTTCAAACTTTGTCAGGAAACACATTGATGAGAATTTGGCATCCTGCACATGGATTTAATACTGGTGAAAGTGTTACCATATCGGGTGCCACTGGCACACATAATGGGGTAACTGCTGCAAACATGACTGGAAACTTTGTGGTATCGAATATCGATACAAATAGCTATACCATAACTTTGCCAGCAAATGCAACAGCTAGTGGATTTTTTAGTGATTCTGGTGTGCATGTATCAAGAAACATTCGTTATGAGAAATTGAAACCAAATGTTCAATATTTGACATTCACTGATACAAATATTGATTTTAATATAAAAACTACCTCTGTTGGGGCAGGTTTAGATGTAGCATATACAAAAATTTCTGGAGAAGATGAGACAGATTTTACTACACCAAAATATATTAAATCCGATTTTAATGAAAATGGTACAAAAAGTTTTGAGTTAGTTGCAACATTATCTAGTTCGAATGATTCTGTGTCACCAATAATTGACACCCATAGATTATCTATGATGACAATTGGTAATATTATTGATGATGTAAAACCAACAAATTTTATTAAAACTATATTAGATAAAAGAAATTTGGTTCCAGGTGGAAGTTCTGTATTTTCTGTGGATGCAGCAAATTCAAAATTGACTACATCTGATACCGCAACAAAAGCAAAATTTAAAACTGCTACAATTGGTAAATATGTGGTAGTATCTGGATTTATATCTGGAAATGTTGCAAATAATGGCACATTTAAAATTGTTGATGTTGATTCTGTAGATGGAACATATATAAAAATTGATGCAACTGGTGTAACATTGGTATCTGCAACATATGCAGCATCAATTGTTGACATTTATGATTATTATATTGATGAAATTTGTGGTCTTGGTGCAAGCTCTGCTGCAAAATATTTAACCAAAACAGTTACATTTGAGAACTCATGCACAAATTTTAATATAATGTTTGCATATAATATGCCAAATTATACTGGGATTGATGTGTATTATAAATTGGTTCCAGATAGTAGTTCTGTAAATGTTGATATTATACCTTTTACATTATTGACACCAGAAAAAAGTTTGGTCCAATCAAATGATGGATTATTGTATGATGCTAAATATTCACAAGAAGTTGATGAATTTACCGCAATAATAGTTAAAATTGTCCTAAAATCAATTAATACAGCATATGTGCCAACTATTAGTGATTTTAGATTAATAGCCTGCGCATAATAGAGGTGTAATATGTTAAAACAGGTTGTAGAGAACCCAAACTTGGTTAGAAATATTTCGAATAATGCTATAGTAAATATTGACACAGATGGGTTCAATTCTTATATAAATACCAGAAAAAGAATTTCTTCGCAAACAAATAAAATATATGGGTTAGAAGAACAGGTGTCAATTCTATCTAGCGAGATTGGTAAAATTAAATCCCTTTTGGAAAAAATAAACAAATAATGGCAAATTATACATATAGATCATCAAAGGGATCACCATTAACAAACACCGA